CTGATAGTTGGCACAATGATCAATGACCTTTTGATCAAATCTGGGTACGCCCTTTCAGCTTCTGCGAATAAGCCTGGGACGTCCAGTTCCAAAGGGTGGTCATGGACCACAAAAGGGCGAGGCACTCCTGACTCCAAGATCTTTTTCAGACCTGGATACAAGGTTGTAGAAGGGGTCGCACTCATGAACAGACGATCGAAGGACCTAGTCAGAGCTTCGACTGCAATTTGCTCAGGGCTAGACTCGTGGAACTCATCGCACAATATCACGTCCCGGCTCACGTCGAGGGCGTCTTTTCGGGCTAAGAAAGACCCGTATGTCGCCACGATCAGGTTTTCAGCTCCGAGGCTGGTGTCCCTGTTCATTCGCACCACTTGGTCAGTGCTGGCAAGAAAAGGGTTGTTATAATTGTCTTTCAGCACGACACGTGGCTCAAGCAACCAGACCACTTTGTCTTTCGGCAGCCGCTGTAAGACAGCTGCTACAAATGCAGTGCTTTTGCCAGTGGCGGTGGCACTTGCCAAGACCTGATAAGGTTCGTCCGTCGCGAGGCTGTCTACAAACAACTTTGCCGTCCCGCTCCACTTCGGGCCAGCTGTCAGTTGCCCGGTGATCGCTCGGCTAGCCGCTGTTCTAGGGCGCAGAGATGCAATTTTCGCGAACATCTCAATCGCTCTCCCCATGTGGTCCTGGATCACGCCTGGAATTTGCACGTCAGGGATGGAATGCCGAAGTATAAAGGCGCCAATCCGCGCTGCCTGTTTCATCGGGAGGTGTGGATCTTTAGGTTGCAGTGAGCTTACCCGCTCGCTAGCCTTGCCCTTGAGATGCCAGTACACTGTCCCTAGTCCGGAATATAAGCGTGGCAGATCGGAATTCATCATGCTGGTTGTCTCCAAGAATAGGGCTGCTAAAGAGGAACGCCCGCCCAATGACTTGGCGAAGCGGTTCCCGACGACGTACAGGGCAGTCATCATGAAAGTGTAGTTTTGCGCGACGGCCAGTGATATTTTGTCAAGCTCAGCCTTGCCCTCAGGTCGTCGGCGGTGCCACATATACCCTGGGATGTCCAAGACGTAGCGGTAAGGACTCTCTCTCGCTTGACTTGTGAGCTCAGCGATCGTCGGTTCTCCTGCCTTGGAATGTTCCTGATGTTTCAGATAGATGAAATGCTCCAGATGATAATCAGGGACGTGGAAAGGCGACATCAAAGGAGGGGTGTCAGGTTCTGCCGCCAAACCAACCAGATGGTCAGGGACCAATGAAAGGATGGTCGACCTAGTCAGCCGCACCCAATGGTTGAGGTACGCCGCCCTTGGAGTCGGCGGCCCTAATTTAGCCAGTTTCTTGGCTCGGTACGCTAGTGCATCATCCTGGACCAAGCGAGTGTCGATCATCAGGATCTGAATGTAGTCGAGCATTCGCCCGGCCTTCCTCAGGAAGTTCAACTGATTGGCCTCATGACGCGACCTAGGCACCACATTGTCTCGCACTTTGGCCATAATGATGTGATGGTTCTTGTCGTAGACCACCTCAAAAAGATAAGAGCCGACCTCACGTTTCAGCAGCTCGCGCGCGTCGCTCATCCACTCATTAGCCATCATAGTGTAGAGATCTCGATTGTGAGCTGCAAGGGCCCCGTGGCCAATGGTGCGCATTATTCTTGCCCTAAAATGCTCCTCTCGCTTGAAACCAGCCACCCTGGTGGTGAAAGCAGATCTTCTCATCAGCAGGTTCGCCGTGTCCGCAACGATCGCGAAACGCGGGGTGGGAATGCCCAGCAGCTCGTAATCCTCCTCGTAGAAATGAGCGTGCTTGGGCTTCTTCCCTAGGAAGAAGAGGTCATCAAAATTCTCTGCTTCGATCTCGAGAGTGCTGCCAAAATATTCACGGTAAACTTGTATGAGGTCGTGGGGATTGAAATCGTCATCGGAACCCCACATGTTGTCATCCGACACATTGACAAAAGTGTTGGTCTTGAAGAAATCTGCGGGCCTCTTGTCTGTGATGATAGACCAGGCGGCCATCGCCTTTAAACGCGCGCCCCACGTGTTGTCCCAGGTTGTGAGGGCCTGGCCCGTGGAACCACCTCGGTTCTTATCGACCGGCTCGCCGCCCTCCAACTCCACAATATGGCCGCGTTGGAGGCGGCGGTACCGGGTTCGGAACGTTTTGACAATGTTCTTGCGGTTGGCGTGCCCTTCAAAGCCTCTTTCGTTGAGGCGCACCAGTCCGGCGAAGACTGCCGGGGATGTGTTGGCGTCATATTCTTTTTCATCGGCCTTCATGAAACGTTGTCGGTCGAGCACTTGTTCAAAGAAGTCTTTCATGCCGGCTTCCGTTAAAGGCCTACCAGTGGCTATACCGACATCAACGGTGGCCGGCCGTTTGGAGCGTTCTAGGAACAGCATCTGGTCGATGAAGACCGTCAAGAGGTCCTAGCTGACGACGGTGCGCACAGGTTTGCCCTTCATGAGCTTCTCCTTGTCCACAACCTGCATTTTTGTGAAAGCGTGGGCGATCTGGGCAGGGTACACACCGGTGGTGAGGCACTCTCGAGCACCGCGCATGATCGCCTCAGCCCACCCAGTGTTGAATAAAGCACGTCGGGAGGCGTATTTCCCGATGAACGGGATCCCTGGTGAATACCTCTTCTCAATGTAACGCCACACCTGTTCCGGCGTGGATGTTTTCGGGTCGACGAACATCTCAGGGTGACGGTCGTAGATAACGTCCGCGCACTCGCAGATGAGGGCTTCTAGCCCTGGCTCGCTTGGGTGTGGTTCCGGTTCATATCTAGAAAGCGAAGCGAGATTGGCCGAGGCGTCACTCAGCCAGATCCCGTCAATGCCCTGGGGGACTCCCTTAGCCAGGTATGAAGCAACTCGAGCCTCCAGTTTTTCGTCAATGATGAGAGAAGGGGGTTCGGGGACATCCTTGAATTCTCCCGCCGTGCCATATGCACTTTTCGGCCGGTAAGTGGCCCGCAGATACTGCCTCAATAACTCCGGAGGTTCATCCGGGTGGTTGTCGCTGAGGATGCGGATCGTGGTTTCTAGGTTTTCTTTGTATGACGCAATCTCGTTTGAAGCTCCTTTAATGGACATTGATAGCCGCTCGCCTTCAGTCAGTGGCTGGCGATATTTCTTGAA